GCCTGTGTTTGGCACAAAACTTAGTTTGGTAGACGATGTTGTAGCGCCTACATTTCCTGTGGATGCAGATGAAATTACGGGATACCAAGTTGAAGATGAACTTGTGTTGTCAGTAATTGCAATGTTTGTTGCGTTAGTTGCAGTTGTAGCGGTTGTTGCAGAACTAGCATTACCCGTTAAAGCGCCTACAAAAGTAGTGGATGTAACTGAAGTTAGACCAGCAAATGTGGTTACTGTTGCACCTAGTGCTACGGCAGTTGAGCCAATCGTTACGCTTGAATTGTTTAGCGCGGAATTTGGTATAGAAGTTAAAGCCGCACCAGAACCACTAAATCCAGTAGCCGTTAAAACGCCCGTTGAAGGGTTGAACTGATATTTAGTAGAGGATACATATTCTGTGCTAATAGTTCCGCTTGTAGCCGCCGCATATAGCGGATAGCGCGTTGCATTAGTAGTTGTATCGTCTGATAGCGTGATTGATGACGCTGGGGTTGCCCAAGTGGGTGTGCCAGAGCCGTTGGAGGTTAGAACTTGACCGCTTGAGCCGACAGCAGTAAATGCGTAAGCAGTACCGCTACCATAGGCAACGCCACCAGCAGTAGGAGTAGCCGTTCCATTTGTACCCCCGTTTGCAATAGGAAGTGTTCCAGTTACGCCAGTTGTCAAAGGCAAACCAGTTGCACTTGTCAGCGTTCCTGATGATGGCGTACCCAAAGCACCGCCATTCACCACAAATGCGCCAGCAGAACCGACCGCTACGCCCAAAGCAGTAACAACGCCAGTTCCAGTTGTAACTGTCGATGGCGCAGTAGCTGCACCACCGCCAACCATCAAAGCATTTGCCGCTAAAACAGCAGAAGATGCCCATGTAGTTGCACTAGAAAAGTAAACAATACCGCCAGAAGTTCCAGCGACTGTTAACGCAGGCGTTGTAGTTGAGTTGGCAACAGTAATCAAACCGCCAGTAAAACTTATTGAACTTACTGTTCCTGTGTAATCTGTCCCCCATGCTGGCAAACCAGCAGTAACACGCAAAACTTGCCCAGTAGTACCAATCCCAAGCATTGCAGTTGTAGCAATAGCGCTTTGGTAAGGCAAAGAGCCTGCCGCACCGCCTGCAAGGTTAGTCGCAGTTGTGGCGGTTGTAGCCAATGTAGCCGTAGCCGCGTTGCCCGTAGTGTTTTGATTAAAGGTGGGCCAAGTAAATGTTCCAGTTGAGAAATTACCAGATTGCGGCGTACCCAAAATAGGCGTAACCAAAGTTGGACTTGTTGCAAACACCAATGAACCGCTACCCGTTTCATCAGTTACAGCAGATGCCAAATTTGCGCTAGTTGGCGTTGCAAGCCATGTGGCTACACCAGTACCCAGACCAGTAATTGAGCCGATTGCTGGCGTTATTGTTGTGTTTGTTACGCTACTTAGTTGACCTTGTGCATTTGTAATAAAAACTGGCGTTTGTGTAGCCGAGCCATACGTTCCAGCAGTTACACCAGTATTTGTAATTGAAAAAGTGTTAGACGCTAGAGTAAGCCCTGTGCCAGCAAAATAAGTTGATGCCGCTGAGAATTGCACCCAAGGCATTGCCGTTACATTTATTGTTCCAGTTGCTGTAGCAGTACAAACCCAACCCGTATTTGCTTGACCGCCATTCAAAATTACTGTGTACGCGCCAGCAACTTCAGACCATACATCCATGTCCGTTGCGCGTGTCCATGTGCTTGCAGACGCTACATAAATGCCATTAAATTGACTAGAACTTTGATTTTTTACTAATACCCTATCACCCGCAACAGTCGTGTATGTATCTATCGTTTGCAGACCAGATAGCGTAATGTTTACTGTCGTGCCTACTGCACAAGCTGCTTTAGGGCCAAGCCCCTGTGCAACCGCATCAACATAGTATTTATTGGCTATGTCTGTGTTTGCGCTTGGTGAAGTAGAAATCGTACCTGTGGTGGTAGCAATATTAGTAAAAACCCCAGTAGAGGGGCTAGTCGCACCGATTGTCGTGCTGTCTATCGTGCTACTTGTTATTGTTAACCCAGACTGAATAGGATTAAACGTAGCAAAAAACGGCTGACCCTGACCAATAAAGGTATTAAACGTGTTATCTAAGTTAAATAACGCCTGTACAGGTAATAAATTCTGTACAGCAGAATTGGCAGGGTTAGCCATAGCGCCCCTTTAAGATTGGTCAGCGGCTGGAGTTACATACAAAATGCCAGCAGTTCCAGAATTGGACTTTGCTGTTAAATAGTATGGTGTAGTTGGTGTAGCAATAATCATTGGCAGATTCATCGCTGCGGGCAAAACAAAGTCACCATTAGTGCCGTCAGTAGGGAATACTGGTGCGCCTGGGTCTGTTGTACCCCACTTCACCGCAATAGGACTTGCGCCCGTATTGATAAATGAAGTGTAGTTAATCTGGTCATTTGTAGAATCATCAATCAAAACTGCCGAGTGAGCGGTAGAAGTGACTGATAACGCTACTGTTGCGCCAGCATTTCTTTGTACAGATGAACTAGCCATTACAGTTGCGCCACATGAAGAATTCCAAAATTAAGCGTTAAAGCCTCAGAAAGAGAGCCTGCGCTTGCGTTTGAAATTACAACAGTAAAAGTGCCAGCCGCCACAGTTGCAATGCTCAATAGATAAGTGCCAGCAGTAGTTGCGCCTGATGCAAGAGCAATAACTGGAATATCTAATGCACTAACTGCGCTGTTTGTGACTATAAAAGCCACTTCTGCACCAGCCGCTAAAGCCGCATTGTTAGTAACAATTTGACCAGCCGCGGCATTAATCGTAACGCCTGTTGATTTACTGGTTGCCTGAGTAACAGAAACGCCAGAAGTTGTTGGGCTACCAGTTGTGTAACCCATTTGTCCCGTGATATTGTTGACTAATGAATAAGTAGCGTCAACAATATCTTGGTCAAGATATGCCACGCCAATCGCTTGTGAATTTGCCATGATGATTCCTTTACAGAATGATTGAATTGTATCTTAAAAGTAAAAAAAGCCACCCCTTGTGAGGATGGCTCTTTCCTTATTTACTCACAGATTAAGGTAAAAATGTGAGGTCATAGCCGTAAACAAACACATCGCAAGTCGCGGCAATCGTAGTGCCAACGTTAACATAAATGTTAGTTGGGTTAGATATAGCGGTGTTGGGGTTTGTTGCAGCGGTAATGGTTACATAAGGGCCACCGGTGTTGCTAGTCAAAGCAGCGGTAGTCAAAATGGTTGAACCTGATTGTGAACGACCTGTGTATACACCAACAGTAGCCGTTGCAATAGTGGTGGTAGCACCGCTAGAGTTCAAGCCGTTAGTGATAACAACGCTGGTGGGCACAAATTTGGTTACATCTAAAACGATTGACGCTGTATCACCAGCGGCAGATAAGTTTACAGATTGTGCAGATGCAATCAAACGCAAGGCTTGGTTTGAGCCAAGGACTTGTGGACTATTGCTAATGGTGGATGCTGGGCCTGGATTTGCCATGATATTTATTCCTTAAAAGAGTTAAAAATTAAGCGGCAACGCGGCAAGCGAGTTCTGGGTACAAAGGTGCCCAGCCGTACAACACATCTAAACGAGTAGGGATGCTATCGTTGTTGATGGTGTATTGACGCACAACACGCATTGACAGACCGATTTCCTTGTCGGAAGCACGACCAGCAAAGTGGACACCCTCTGGCAACTCAAGGTCGGCTACTGCTAGAGTAAACGCATTGCGGTGCATGATGATGTTCTGTGGAGATACAGTACCTGTGCTGTTGAACTGAGTCACAGCGGCAGTAGCAGAAGTAGTTGGGATAGACACGTTCTGGAACTGACCAGCAGTAATCACAGCAGGAGACACAACCACAGAGCCAGACGAACCAGATGCGATAGCAACAGTTGTTTTCACAACAAAGTTACGCAACTTGTTAGTGCCGTAGGCTTGGCGGTTTTGTGGGTTGACAGCAAACACACCAGCGATAGTGAATGTATCACCAGCGTTGAGGTTCAAAGTACCTGTGTTAGCTGCAGTCACAGTAATAGTGCTAGAAGATGCCCAACCAGAGGTCAAGAAGCCAGTAGCAGTAGTAGTAGCAACAGAAGCAGTCACAGTAGTGGTGCTGTTAGAGCCGAAAGTTTGAGCAACCACGTTCTGGTCT